AATGAGCAAATGCACTTAGATAACACTAAGTCAGCAAGGGATATGTACAAAGTGAATCCTGAGCAAGCATCAAAAGTGGCAAATAACATAATGAAGCACAATCTTATTATAGTGTTTTTACTTGTGCTTATTAATGTTGCATCAGTGGTTGGCTTAAAGGATCATGCTGCTGTTTTGGCTATCGTCTCAAATTTCATAGGGATTGTTATGATGGCGCTGTTAAGTGAAAGACAAGCAGTAGTTAATTTCTTTTTCGGTAGCTCGATGGGGTCTAAAAATAAAACCAATAAGTGAATACATTGAAAATTAAGGCAAAAAAAAGACCCTCACATGATGTTCGTAATGGGTATCGTGAGGGCCGAAAGGTTTCTCTAACAATGCAGATTTGCGGCTAAACAAAGTCTGCTTACCAGTGCGCTAACGCTGGCACCCGAAAACCGCAATTAAGCGGCGTGGGCATCATGCGCTGGAGTTGATGAGACTTGGGAGCTGATCACGATAATCAGACCAGCTAGGAATTTAAATTAAAACATACATCATTAATCCGGTAAATGCAAACATCACTGCACAGGCCAAAGCTGCATCAATCAATGAATCAGTGTGATTGGCGTTAGGTTGTTTTTTCATAAGCTTCCCCATTGATTGGCCATTGCATCAGCTATACCTTGAAATGTAAGGCTTCTATCCTTCGCACTGTCCCACGGTTTAAATATTGGAAGAATTGATTTTTTCCTGCTTCCATCCTTAAGTTTTCCACCGCGAGTTGAATTTGATGTGTAATGATATTTAGGTTCCACTAGATTCGTTGATTGTAAAGTTGGCAATCCATCCAACCATAAGCAAGTTCGCTTTTTAAACGGCTCACCAAATTGGAATGGGTTTATTATTTGGCAAGGCTTCCTCCATACTGTGTTTAATATGCCGGTAGGATTTTCTATTGCTATCTTTTTGCAACCGCAATCACGAAGCTTATACACAAAATCAATAGATCTTTGCTGCCTGCCGTCCGCCTGTTTTATATTCCAGCTTGGAGCGCCGGCGGCGCTTAAGTCTGTGCATGGCGGGAAAGAAACCATTAGATCAAAACTAGACAGGTCTAAATTAAATATATCACCTTGATAATGCGGGCCGGGGGAGTCGCTAGGCAACAAATCACAACTCATTGCGTCATGCCCAAGCTTTCTAAACGCATCACGTACACGGCCTGAGTATTCGCAAGCTACAAGAACCCTCATAATAATTGACCCTGTGATTTAAGCGCCCGCTCAATCTCATCTCTGCTACATGTAAATATAATAGCAAGCTGTTCAATTTTCTTATGCTCTTTAGAGTAAAGCCGTATCAACTCTTTCATATTAGCATGAACTCTAAACACTGAGTCTGTGTTATACCTGCTCATGAGACACCCCTAATTAATAATTTAAGTTGTTCATCTGTGTGAGCTGTTCTGAATGCGTTACGTGCGCTATGCGTATTAAAAGATATCTTTTCGTGGTAACAAGAGCGAGGTTCATTGTGAAGGCGTCCGCTCTTTGTAAGGATTGTAGTGTTCGTACCTGCCCCACCATCAGCAACTTGAGCAATCCTAAGCTTTTGTTCAAGTTTTAGATATTCAATGTAGTCGTTACATGACTGTTCATCATGAAAAATCAGACTCATACTTACGTATTCAATTAGTAAATTTGCAGTCTGGTGCATCACACCCACACGCTGTGGCTTGCAAATATTAGATATTTGGTAATAAAAATCACCCAAATCATCGACATGCATAACCCGACCAGCTTTTACAGTAGGCTTGTCAATAATAGCCTGCATCTTATCCATTTCAGCCTGCAGGATTTTCATTTGCTCTTGTGCTGTTTCTTTTTTCATGTCCACTCCCAGTAGTTGCATCATTTCTGTGTATGTTACGATTGTTGAATTATCCGCCATTTTCCAAGTTCCAGAAGTGCCAATGGATGTAAACCCTATAAACCCCTCAAAAGTATTAAAGTCGAAGCAGCCAGCACCCGGCATAACAGCAACAAGCCTATCAATCTGTTCTTGTGTCAAATCTGATAATCTGCACATTGTACTTTTAATCATATCATTCTCAATTTTAGCTGTTTGCCGCAAGCGTTTATGACTGCAGCAAGATTTAAAATAGTTGGAACGCTTTTCCCGTTAAGCCAAAAGCTAATCGTCACATGACTAACGCCTGATAATTTGGCTATATCTGAAACTCTCAAGCCATTGTCTTTTGCGTGATCAAGCGCTTCACGTATCAACCTTTTGTATTCAATCATTTATAAAGTTCTTCTAGTTTTTTATAAAGTTCTTCTAGTTTTTTATGAGCTAGCTGCTGCACGTATTTGACAGCTAAATCCCTAGCCGTACATCTCTGAAAAGTTATTAAGTTTTTGAGTATTGCTACGTATTGAACAACATCTGTTTCAGCCGTGTCTAGCACCTCGTCAAGCGTTAAGCCTGATTTCTCACAAAACCCATTAACTAAAATATCATCAACCATTTCAGCTATGTTTGGCGCATCTTCATGACATTCTGTGTTTGTGCCTACTGGCATGTTATCTGCTATATTCTGCATAAAAACCTCTGTAATTGATTAATTTAAGGTGCGCTCAATAAGTCTGTTGATACTTGACATGTTATAAACGCCATTTTTTTCACTTGTCATTGCGTCCGTTCTAAACTGAAGGCAATTTCTTTTTGATTTGTGGCCGTTGTGGTTGCTTACCCTTATCTGCTTAACTTTCACGCCTTCAATCATTATGTAAATAGATGTTTTAGCATTAACAACTCTAAAGTTAACGCCTATTAACTTTGACGTGATTAGTGTTGATAATGCTAGTAAGCTCATTATATTCTCTGCAATTGATTAACTTAAGTTAACCTTACACCCGTTTAATTAGAGTGTAAAGCATTAAGTTTATTTAATTATGCTCTTCGTGGTGATCGCCTTCATGCGCTGCCCACAGTCTAGATTGATACCAATCAGCCTTGTCAATGTCTTGCTTTAAATCGCCTTTGTTACCTGCTCTGATGCGATATTTTAAGCAGTTGCCTTTCAGAAAACCTTTGAATTCTTCCGGCGTTAAGCACTTTTCAATTAGATCGATGCTCTGCTCACCAGGAAACAAATCATAGTGCTTTGGATTGTTTACTTCATCATGTTTCATAATTCACCATTTAATTTAATTACATCATCAACAGATTCGACTAACTCCCACCTACCCAGCCAATTGTCTTTAAATTTCTGCTCACCTTCTGACAGTTTGCGAGCGCTAGGCGGCTTGCTACCGTCCTTAATTTCAATAGCTATAGTTTCACCTGATTTTGATACCATGATGTCACAGCAGTTCTTTAGCTGGCTAATAATAAGCACGTACCACCCAAGGCGGCGGAAACATGCCACCACCTCGGGTTGATTGTCATCGGTTCTGGCTGCTCTGCGAAATGACATTTAAAAAGGAGGCTGCGAGTCATCATCAAAATCAAAATTAGGCTCTGCCATCGGCGCTTGATTCTGTGGTGGCTGATGATAACCTTGATTCTGTTGCGCTTGTTGCGGCTTTTGCTGTGGTTGCTGTTGTGGTTGCTGTTGCCCGTATTGCTGGCCGTTTGACTGATAGCCTTGGCTGTTTGATTGGCCTTGTGGTCGCTGTTGCGTCTGCTGCCCTTGGAATCCGCCTTGTGGTTGCGCAATATACCCACTACCCTCAAGCCTTGCGTTATCCATCATCAGCTTAGTGTATTTGCCGCACTCGCTAACCTCGATTTTCAGCTTTTCAGACGTCAACACAATAAAGTTGCCTTCAACCAGCGTTTTATTGTAGTGACCAATATGCTCGGGGCTAGATGCAAACAACATGGCGCTGTAATTTGTGTATGTTTTTTCGCTCGTCCGATAGTCCTTAATTACTTCTGACAACTCAACGATAAACATTGTTGATTGACCATCTTTGCCTACGCCTGATTTAACGTATGGTGCCTTTCTTAATTCGCCGTGTACTATATGCATGTTATTCCTTAATAATTAATTGTTAATTTATGAATTTATTTACAAATGGTACAGCCGCTTCATTTGCTGAATAATGCACTGGGGATTTACCATTAAATATTATCGCCATCGGATGGTTAGGTATTTTAAATCTTAAGACTTGAAACGGAGGTAAGTTCTCAGTATCAACTAAGTATCCTAACCCCTCAACGTAAGACTTAAATTCCCCTATCTTTGACTTTGCTAGTGTGTTTCTGTTAGCCATTGTTATTCCTTAATATTTAATCTTGAAGAAGCACATATTCACCGTTCTTTAGTGTATATGGATTATTTATTTCAGCACGTTCGCATAGCGCTTTTACGATTTCTTTTGCAAAATGGCCATCGCTCTCATGCCCAAACCATTCGCAAGAAAACCCAACTCCAGCAGCTTTAATATTATTTTCAAATATATCAGCAGCACACATTACTGGGGTTTGTGGTATTGCATCGGCCTTAAACCAGTCCTTCATGTTATTCCTTAATAGTTAATAGTGATGTTGTTGATCTTACCTTGAGCAATTAAAGTTATTAGCGTCTTAGCCTCAAACTCTCCCACTCCATTGTTTTGCAAAGCCGTCAGTATGTCGCGATTAATGCCTCTTACATGCTCTTTATTTGCCAGTCGATTGGCCGCATCTAGCGCGATTGCTCTGTCAGTTGCCTCTTGTGTATTCTTGGCTGCTTGAGTTGCGCGATTAGCTGCCTCAACTCTTATGGCCTCGTCACGTTCAGCCTGCCCTTTCTCATACTCAAGTTTATCAGCCAGATAACTTTTATCTAACAGGATAGCAAATTCGTGGTCTAGCCCAATCTGAATATGCAATTCTTCCTGCTGCTTTTTCTCTTTAGCCAAGTCAAGTATGCGTTTTCTTTCTGTCGCAAAATCATCTATTAATAACGTGAGAGGTTCGTTTGCTTTAGCTAGAATCGAATCAATCTCATTAAATTCATTGCTAACTTGCAACGTGTAATCTTTGACCTTTTTGATCCGTGAAGTGTTGAGAGCCTTTCTAATAGACTTTATATCTTCAGCTTGCCCTTTAACATACTTGCGCTGTTCTGCTATATTCATATCGACATACAGGCCGATATAATTTTCAGACTCTTTTGTAATTTCGGCTAACTTATCAGCAGTGGTTAGTTCAGTAAATATCGTTACATTCATATCTTATTGCTCCTTAAATATGCCGCGCAAGCCTCAACGTCTTGCACGTCTTTGATTGATGCTAGGGTAGGCGTGAACGATTCGCAAACTTGTTGCAAAGTCCAGCCACACTCCCCCGCTACTGCAACTATGTCAATGCTAGACTTCTTTGCTGGCTTGGTTGCTTGGTTTCCGTCATCATCTTCTGAAGGTATACCAGCAATGGATTGCAAGCTGTATCGTCTTGCATAAGTAATGGCGCTACCAGCCGCTTGAGGGTCTTGTTTGACCATTGGCAACATTAACACGCTAGATATCCATTCGCCCGACTCGTGCATTAATATAGTCTCGACACCAACACAACCACTTTCAAACAATGGAAACTGTGAGTAGCTAAGCCCATTGTCAAAAAAAGGCCCTCTAACAGCATCAACCACCGAGTTCATGTCTGCATATTTCTTCTTAAAGAATGGATTTGTTTCTTTCTTTTTAGCGCCCGACATTTCAGCCTGAGCTTTGTTTAATGCCGTGGCCAACTCTTTGATTGATTCACTCTTATTCATCGTCAGCCGCCTCTTTTGCATACGCCTGTTGCGCTAAGGTTTTTAAATCATCAAATGATAATCTTCCCTGCCTAATCCAGATTTCCATCTGCTCAATTATTTGCTCTTTGCTCATAATTCTTCCTCAATATCATCAAGCATTGTTTCAAGCTGCATCATTACATATGACTTCCCTATTTTAGATTCATCAAGCCAATCTTCAACTATCTCTCTGATTTCTGCGTAATAATCTCTTTCAATACTCATCTTATTCACTCCCTACTGTCATTAAGCGGATATCTGTGCAGGCTGAAGCTGCTATATGCGCCATTGCAAAATAAAATCTATCAGCCTCCTTATGGTAAACGCCAACCCTATTTGCTATGCATCCATAATCAAACATATAAGCATTACCATTAACAAGCTCGAGTGCTGGTGTTATTATTGTGCCAGAATCAAGATCAACTTCACTTAATGAAAAAGCGTATTGATAAGGAAGGCCCTCGGAATCAAAAACATAACCAGGGTCTGAATTTGGGGCATAAATAAAGTCTAATCTAGAAACTGAAAAATCATCTCCCAATGGAAGGCTGTCTGTAAAAACATACCTTTTACCAATCTGATAAACCTTACCTGCATGCGTTACTGTTTTAATTTCACTCATCTTATTTATCTCCCGATTAATTGAGCAACAACAATACACCTAACTTTTAGTGAGTGCAAGCGTATTTAATCAACTATTGCTTTTTACATCCACAAGTATTAGTATGGGTTTAATCAACTAAACGAGAAACACAATGAATATATTGAAGTCAGTAAAAGTATCAAACGCAATGAATGGAACAACACAGGTTCAGTTAGCTGAATATTTAAAGTTTACACAGCCTTGGCTAGGTAAAATGCTAAAGGATAACAACCCAAAGCATATAGCTAAAATGGCTGAGTTTTACGACGTGGACACAAGCGCATTTATCGCAAGGGGTGAGTAATGAACAAACTAACTGATTTAGAAATATGTAAACGCCTTGCAGAAATTGAGGGGTTAGAATTTATTGTAAAAATGGACGTGTTTG